TCATTCCCCCACTGCAAGATTTTCCAAAAGTGCCAGATTAGTGACATTGCCCGCCAAGACTTCGTCAATTTTTCTCGCATGTTCGGTTAGATGGGTTGGGGATAGGTGAGCATAGCGCTGAACCATTTCTATGCTCTCCCAGCCGCCCATTTCTTGCAGTGCCGAAAGCGGCACACCTGCCTGAACCAACCAACTCGCCCACGTATGCCGCAGATCGTGAAAGCGGAAATCAGTTATTCCCGCCCTCCGTTTCCCGGTGTTCCATGCTGAGTTATCATCAACCCGCATTTTCCTAACTGCCGGGGTCACTCCGCCGCCTGGTCGCTTCCGTGCTGTCGTATGCACAAAGACGTACCGTGAGTGTTTTCCAATCTGATCACGTAACGTTCGGCATGCGGTATCGTTCAGAGCAACGCCAATAGCCTTACCCGCTTTGGCGTTCTCTGGGTGGATCCATGCCACCTTTCTTTGCATGTCAACCTGTGACCACTCGAGATCGATGATATTTGAACGGCGTAGGCCAGTTGCCAGGGCAAAAACGACAACGGGCCTAAACTGTTCAGGCATGCATTTGATCAAGGTGGCCGCCTCTTCCTTTGTCAGCCACCTGACGCGCTTGCTTGCAGGCTTCCTTACCTTTATCACCGGCGCTTTGCGCAGCCACTTCCATTCGTCGGCCGCCATCTTCATCAGCCCCCTCATAAAAGAGAGATGCTGGCTTCGAGTAGCCGCTGATACTGGTTTAGGCTCGTATGCCGGCACCGGTTTACCCTTCCTCTCTGCTGCGGCCTTTTTGAGCTCCCATCGTTGACGATGTTTCCTGTTGGGCATTTTGGCGACAGCAGCCATAATCCTATCTTCCGTGATAGATGAGAGAGTTTTGCCGGCGAAGTGCTGAAGGAAAAACTCTATCTTCGTTCGGTCGTCGTCCAATGACCTTTTCTCTTCTTTCTCCGTTAACCAGCGGAGACACGCCTCTTCAAAAGTATGCTCCGCTATCTCCCCAAGCTTGTTTACCCGCCAAGCCTCAGCCCTTAGCTGATCGTAGAGCTCTTGCGCTTGGAGCTTGTCCGTCGTGTTAAGGCAGCGTCTAATTCTTTTACCACTGCCCGGTTCGACAAAATCGCAGTACCAATTTCCGTAACGTTGTTTGAGGGCCATCTGTTGTTACCTTTCTGTTGATGGCCGTCTGCATTCACGGCCCGATTTTCTGTCTCTCTTGCGTAATATGCAAGGCACTCGGATTTTAAAATCTCCCATCTACCGCCGCCTTTCTTCCCGCTTTTGTTGGCATGAAGCAGCCCCTCTTTAATTAGTGCTCGAAGGGTTCTAGGCGACTTCTTCATGAATGCAGCCGCTTCAGGGAGCGTGAACGGCACATCGTTTATGTTGATTTCTGACATGGTCATCTCTCTGTAAAACGCCCATTCAGCATGCCGATCGTGTAGTTGAATCGCGGCAAAGAAATGCCTAGCAATTCGACCTGAGCGAAATGCTTCATGATGATAGGGCGGGATAGGGTGTCGAAAGGGGTTTTCGGGTGTTGCTTAATCGCGGCGTGGAGTTCGTCGTTACAGCGTTTTGCTACTGATCTTAGTGCGTTTTGCTGAACGCTGCCGGCAGCAATTGCAGGCTGTTTACAGGGCATTGATTCCCCCAATGATCCCAGCCTGGCGCATCGCCCCGGCTGAATAGTTCGATTCGTGACACGTCGCCGTAGAGCCGCTCAAGGCGCCGGCGGACTTCCCAGGGTTTCGCGCTGTGCTCGCCTAGGCAACTGAACACAACCTGCTTTACCGATGCGCTGGCGCGCTCGATGCCTTGTCCGCGAACGGCGATCAACACGTCTTCGGAGTTGGCGCGAGTGTAATTTCCGCCGTTCATCCGGGTTTCGGCGTTTAGCATGTCGATCAGGTCGGTGAAGTCGAAGATGGTTTGCTGCTTCAGCGCCTTATTAAACCGAGCTTCGGCCTGCTGGTTGAGCTTCACCCAGGTGAAAGCCTTCATCGTTCTGACGCTGAATCCCCAAGCCTCTGCCAGTTCGATCGCCTCCTGGCTGTGGTTGCCGGTATACCACATCGCGAGCACGCTATCTGGAGCAGCAACAGCCCATACCGGCAGGCGCTTCAGGTCTGCCATGCTCATAGTGCTGTAGTGATTACCGGCGGCGCCATTGCTGATTGTGTTGCCGTAACTCCAGGGAGGATCTGCATAGATGAGTTGATAGGTCATTGAGCGTTACCCCAGCAGCGCGCGGCCGCGTTGGTGCAGAACTCCATGCGAGTTTTAATCCACGGAACATCGACTGCTCGCGCAAGCTTGAGGGACTTTTCCCAAACTTCAGCGGCCTTTTCATACCATCCGCGGTGTTCACATTCAGCCGCAATTCTGGCGATATTGCGGTATGCATCATAGGTGCCCATGTTTAAATCCTGATTTGGTTGTTGTAGCGCTCATGGCTCATCACTTCCCATGAGTTGCCGTTGTCTTTTGACAGCAATCGCCAGCAGCGGGCCACTGGCAGCGTTAAATGCTTGTGTTGATATGTTAGGTTGGGTTTCTTTTTGCCCTCCCTGTAGGCGCATAGAACCCCCTCAGCTTTGGCGCTGATTCGTTGCGGAATTCGTGGTTTCATTTTTACCGGTGGGTTATTTGGTGATTGGCGCCCAGCATATGGATCGGATGCCAGGGCGGCGGACTTTCTCAACGGCGTTTTCTTTTTCCAGCTTCATCAGTCGGTGACGGATGGCTCTACCGGTCATGCCGTTGTAGCCGGCGCAGCGGAGGAGGCTTGCGACAGAATCCGGCGTAGAACCGGCAATGCTGAGCCGCGAGATGATTTCGTTATCGTCTGGTATCGTGATCATTCCCACCCTCCGGCGCTGCTGCCAGCATCGCTTTGTGCATGGCATCGTAGCCGTCTTCTTCCACCCTCTGAGCCGCGTCAATCATAGCTCGAGTCGCATCTATAGGAACCAGCTTCCAACCATCCGGAATTACCGGAGAGTTGAACGTGTAACCGCTACTTACAGGTTGAGCGAGAAGCCTCTCCATGATTTCCACCATATCCCCCGGTGGTATTTTGCATGTAGGGGAACCAAACTGTTTCTGCTGTCGAGCATATGCCAGGATGTGTTCCAGTTTGCCGCGGTTCATCATGGTCGTTCTCCTTTCAGCATTGCGGCGCGGCAGGCGTTCCATGCTGCTGCCCATGTAATGCCGGAGTACTTGTTGATATTGTGTTCTTGCGGAATGTCGTCAGGCGACGCCTCCGGCGGCACTGCTGGCGCTGGCGGTGCGTAATAGTTTGCCAGCACCCAGCCAATAACGTAGTCCGCCTTGAACTTTTCAACCGGGAATCCGGTGTTCCATTCCTTAAATTTCGCGATGACATCCAATGCCACCGGCTGAGCCTCCCGGTTAGCCGCCTGCCCCTTCCATCCTTCCCACATCGCAGCTGCCATGATGAACCACGCATTGCCGCAGCCGTCCTTCTTCTTGTCGAAGAACCAGTTAACGAAATCCATACTCATTTCGTTTTGCTCAGCAAACTGCTGGCGTTCGGTCGTTAGTGTCATGCATCCCCCTCAAGCAGTGCTTCGCCTTTGTCGGTCAAGTGAATGAAGTGCGTGTCATCTGCAAACCCAGAAAGTCCAGCATCGAAAATGGAATGCATATGGACATTAGCAGTTGGGTAATTCGATTCACGCTCATCACCGGTGATTTCGTCTACGAATTTCCCGTTGTAGCCGTTTACCGACTCAAGCACCGAATAGAATGCACCCCCGGCTTTTTTGAAGGCTTTCACACCTGATTCAATCTGTTTCCACGCTTTCAGCTGTGCCGGGGTTAGTTCAAGCAAGTCTTCTAATGTCATCCTACTCATCTCCCTCTACCCATCCACGGCCTGTACTGCGAATTAGGCCTTTCTTGCGCAGAGCTTGCAGCCGGCGATCAAGAACACGGAATGCCTCATCGCTATCTTTTCCCTCGGCCCCGGCGATTGACGTGCAGTAACCGCGAACACACCCGCTATACAGCTCGACAAACTTGGTTGGCTCCGCATCAATTCGCCGCAAAATTGCCGCGTCCAGATTTTCGTATTTGTTCACTACTCATCCCCCTCTACGGTGAAGCCAGCGGCGCGGATGTTCTGCTCGTAGCGCCAAAGCCCGAATTTATAACCAGTGTCGAAATCGTCGCTGCAATCACTGGGCCACATATCTCGGCAATCATCCAGGCCATCATCTGGAGACCGCACCGGCGTAGCCAGCTTGGCTTCCAGCTCGGAGGCTCGTTGCTCTGCTGCCTCAGCGCGTCGCTTCATCTCAATCAAGTCATATTCGTAATCGACAGCATTCGAGATTAGTAACCGCTCTTTCTCCCCTGCGCGGATTTTTAACGCCTCGTTATCGGCTAGCAGGGCGGAGACGTACTCTTGCGAGTAGAGGGCGCATTTTTGGTAATTTGGCGCTGGGTTGCAGTTAACTTCATCTGTGACAAATTTCCAGTCACCGACCCACGCTTCGCCATGTGAATCAGTAATTCCGGGCTTCGTGTAACGATAGCGCCACGCCACCGGCTTGCTCAGCTCGCTCAGCTTCTCAGTGCTCATAATGCTTTCTCCTGGGCCTCGGCCCACAACTTCCATCCGTAATTTTGATAAACCCAGCGACGAACGATTCGGCCATCACCAAACGAACCAAGGCGCAGCGTTGCCTGATTTCCATCAACGGCCATTACCTTGTAGAGAGCCCCGCGAGGGGACTGCCACACTTCGCCAACCTTAAGGAGGTCATCGCGCTTAGCCACGCCCCACCTCCCTAGCGCTGTCACCTGGGCTTGCATTGCGGATGGCAACCTTCAGCGCATAGGATTCTGCATCATCTCTGCTGCTGAAATTCTTCATCCATGCCAATGCTGAATCACACCCTCCGCCGTTATGAGTAGGGAACGTGGCGATGACACACGGCCCCATGCTCCAGAAGTTTGCATCAAAGCTCAGGGAGATACCGAGCGCTTCAGCTTGCTGCTTCAGTTCATTTGCTGGCATCACGTACCTCCCACACGACGAAACTCGATAACCCACACCCAGGGATTGGCACGCCAGCTCTCTTCGCCATAAATGGATTGCCAGAGGCGCTGGAATGCAACCTTGGCTGTAGCAAAGTCGCCCTTTGGCGTCAGGAATGTGTCTGGGTAATCCGGCAGCATGTCGCCAGCCGGTTTTACGCCCTCAGCCTTGGCATCCTCTTCGCTGATATCGTTCATGCGCTCAACGCGCACGGCTGTGATTTCCAGTAGGATGCGGGAGGCTTTGCGCGGCATGTGGATTGATGGCTTCCAGCAAGAACGCTCGCCCTGGCCGTCGTCATCACCCCAGGTAAATTCCCCGTCGGCGGCATAGATGGCGTGGCCGGAGTAGTAACCATTGCCAAAAGGCATTTCATGAATGGCTGTTGCTGGTCGATCTGGCACCCAATCAATAATCCGATCGCTTTCATCAAATTCGTGGCTGATAACACCCCACGTCTCGCGCACCCACAGCAGATCGCCTACCTGGCCGAATGGGCATAACCCATGCCCCGGCGCATCCATAACATGCGTGTAAATCCCGTCTTTGGTTTTGGTCGGCTTATGCAGTGGAATGCAGTTATCGGGGCTGACATTGGCAATAACCCGCCGCGTCTGGGTCTTGCGGCCGTCGAGAATGGCGCGAACCATCTCGCCGTTAAAAATCACTGGGCGCTCTTTCATTTGGCCTCCCGCAGCTCAGCGCGAATCATCGCGATAACTTCATCGCTGTAATCACGGGTGAAATCCTCTTCAGGAGCTCCAGGTAACTCAGTTACAGCCGACAAAATCATTTTTGCCACGTCCGCCACTTCACCTGCTGGCTTATCGATAAAGCCATGTTCAAATGCCGCCAATAGCCGGTTGGCCGCAAAGTTGATACCCTCCGCGCGGTGCTTATCCCGGATAGCTGCAAGTGCTGCGTCAGTGGCTGGGGTTTCACTTAAAAAGGCGGCAGCATTTGTGACGGCGCTATATTTCTCATCAGGAATGGAAACTTCATCAGATGAGACAACCGCGTAAAGCCATTCGAACCCATCCTTCAGCACCGCATTCTCCACAGCCAGCGCATCGGCTCGCTTCTGCTGCGCATCGCGCTCAGCCTCTACGGCGCTCACCACTTGCTGGTGGGCATCAAACCGAACAAGTTCGCCGTGCTCAGCTTCACGCGCGAAAGCCTCAAACCGAACAGCGTGCATTTTGTAATCAGGGGTAAAGCGCTTGATGGTTGTCATGCTTCGTCTCCCAGCACCCAGCGGAGCGCCTGAGCGTAATCACCGCTCGCACCTTCCAGGGCTTTCGTTATTTCTTTTCGTGACTTCAGGCGGGGTTTGGCATCGCCGATCACCTGGCGCTGCCGGCGTGCCTTTTCGTGGCCTTTGGTGCCGGCGGTTGCCGCTTCAACCTCTTTCACTTTTTCGCGCTGTTCGTCGGGTGTGAGGTTCGCCAACTGTCTCGCTTGGGTGACTGTTACTGCGCCAGATTCAACCGCATCTTTAACGGCCTGAGTGGCATCGAGCAGGGCGAGTGTGGCGCGGATCGTCTGCACGCCGACGCCAAACATCAGCGCTAAATCTTTTTCGTCGTGGCCCCACGTAAGCGCATCAGCCATTTTTTTAGCGCGTCCCAGAGGCGTGTCTGCCTGAAAGATTTCATTGGCACTAATCATCACCTCAGCGACGCTAAACGGTGATCCACGTCTGACGACCGCCGGCACCAGAAGAGGTTTTTTGCCTTCTTCTCGCAGACGTTTATTTGCTTCAAGAGTGTTTTTAACCCGCTGACGACCTTCAACGACGCAGGAGCGGCCTGTCTCTGGGTCTTTCCAGATAATGATTGGCTCCAATACCCCCAATTTCATGATGCTAAGCACAGTCGGTTCATGGAGGGGAAGATGGATGCGCTCGTCGTAAAGCGGGTGCTTTTTATCGGATACCAGGTGCAGATTTTCCGGCTCGAACATCAATACGTTGGTTTTACCGCTGGCGCCGTAGGCTTCCGTTGAGTTTTTGGCCATGCATCAACTCCATACCGCGCCGGCGGTGAGCAGGCACAGGGTAAAAATGAGAAGGTAGAAGAGGTGTTTGCCGTGGTGGCGCTTAGGGGCGAAATCGCCCCCGGTCAGGTCGTACTTGTGCTGTATGCGGGCGTTGAGGCTTACCATGTCGGCCTCCGCTGCTGAGTGTGAAGGCGGCGCTGCAACGTTCTGATGTTCTGGCGGACGACGTACACCGGCGCGCAGGTATCGGCGCAGACGAGGATTCTCACGGCCTTATATCTGCCGTCTTCGTAGCGCTGAATGCTCACTGCTTTTTTCTCTACGTCGCGGGTCTGTCCGCAGTGCTCGCAGCGTTGGGTATTGGTTTGCATAACATGTCCTCTCAATGAAATTCACATGGGCAAAGGCGCTGCCTGAGTTGATGCACGCGCTCGGTTTCCCTACGGTTCCAGCACACTGGAGCAGGGCAGCGCCTTTGCTGATGTGAAAAAAAGAGCCCCGGCGAGCGGGGCAAAGGATGTAACAAGGGAACTGAGCAGGCTTGTGATTTCTCACGCACCTGGTGGCGCATCGAACCGGGGATTTATACTGTGTAGGTTAAAAGGTGAACCGGAACGATACGCCACCAGACAGGTGAGACGCCGGCGTTAACCGGCGATATAGACGCAGCCCGCTATGGTTACAGCCCACAGGCACAGGCCCGCAGCGACGCTGTAAACCAGCGCCTTCCATCCGTTTAAGCTCATGATTGCCTCAGTGCGCCGCCGGCGCCGGATGATTAGCGAACGTCGATATCAGGAATGATCACTGAAGGTTTGAAGGTGACGCGGTAGAAATATGGGTTGGTCTTCACGCCGTCGATCTGCTCAATGAAGAATGTCACGTTGTCAGACAGGCCGAGCAGGTGCTTTTTGTACGAGTTAGGGCCAACCTTGCACACGATGCCCAAGGTGTTGGCGGTGCTGCTGTTGTCTTTCGAGCACAGGCCTTCGATAGACAACATATAATCGCCGGTGATGCCGTTATAGAAGACGACGCGGCGATTAACCTCGAAGTTATCTGAGGCGGTGCTTAGATTGCGCGAAACCACGTCTGCGTCATTGTCGCAACCGGCCAGAACCAGAAGCGAAAGAGCCAGAGCTATTTTCTTCATTCACATTTTCCTTATCAGTGCGCCCCGTAGGGCGCGGTGGGTGTTTTATGCGTTTACCATGAAATTAAGTGCTCCAGTCTTTCCCGTGGCGGCCACATAGTCCGCATATTTGGGGTTTACTATCCCTTTAAATTCACAAGCTAATGGCTCAAGCAGGGAATACATTTGCGCGGCAAAATTGGCGCGCTGGTCTTCGTTAAAATTCATGTATTCAACAGTAATTCTTTGTTGCATCACGAAAAAACTCAGGATTTCTTCGTGGATGATATGCATGATTTCGTCGTCCGCTAATCCGCTGGTAACGCGCGTTTTTACGTTTTCGACGATGACATGTGCGATTTTTTGGAATCGTTCGATCTGTAGTGCCATATCTACGTGTGCCATCGTGTAGCTCCTCAGTGGTTTTATGCCTACCGCCCCACACTGGCAGCGGCAGGGTAAAAGCACTCCGTAACCGTTACATTTTCCAGCCCTCCAGTTGTCTGCCTGTTCACGTTGCTGGGGCAGGCTCCCGCGCTTATGTCCCCTTGCACCCGTCATAGCCGAAGCTGATAAGAGCAAGCGGGGTTAAAAGTCTTTCTCCCTAAAGAACGTCTCCGGTCGATCCCTCTCGGGGCCGGGGAGTGATTACATCGCTCACCCCTGGGCGTCTTACCTGCGTGGCTTCCTGCCGGTGACGTTGTTGCTGTCGATGGATTAAAATGTACAGGCAAAACTGTATTTAGTAAACAGGAAAAACTGTAAAAATTACAGGTCATGATGTAATCCAATGATTTGGAAAAGATTAAAGTTTGAGATTTAGGCGAAAAAAAACCTCGCCGAAGCGAGGTCTTGAAGTTGAGAGGGATTAACTTATTGTGACGCCATACCAGAACACCGCGCCAACTACCCTGATTTTGTTGCTATCGTCACCCATATATATTTCATCGGGGTACTCATCAGTGTTGAATGACCGTAGACGCACTCCACCAGGAAGGCGATACAAAATCTTCACCCGAGCCATACCGTCATGATCCAATGCATAGATCTTTCCGTCTTTTATTTCCCTGTTACCAGTATTGATGGCGACTGTAGCTCCATCAGGGAGAACGGGCTCCATGCTATTACCCCAGACCGACATACAAGCCGCTTCTTCGGGCTTTACTCCAAGTTTTTTTAAGCTACGGAGTGAGAACTTTAGCTTTCTACCCTCGCAGTCAAGCTCTACCACTCTACCATTCCCCGCAGCTAACTGAGCCTCTTTGAAGAAAGGAAGATAGACATCATCTTCATCTTCTTCTTCATCGTCAGTCCACAGTGAAATACCGTCCAAAGGCGTCGCATTCGACTCTTGGACACCGGTTTTTAGCCACTGCATTGAGCACTTAAGAGCTTGAGACAGTTCAAATATTTTTCTCGGGTTTTTTGTCTCACCATTTTCAATGCTTGCAATTGACTGTTGCCGAATACCAACCAGATCAGCAAGTTCTGTTTGAGTAATACCAAGCGCTTCGCGCCTAGTTCGTACCCTTTCTGCAAGGCTCATAACCCCTCTCCGCCATTAATGAACAGCGCAAATCTTCACAGTAAATACTGTATTTGACAAACAGGCTTGCCTGTAGAACAATACAGATAAAACTGTAGGAGAGCGCAATGAATACAGGTAACTCACTTTCACATCGGGCAAAGGCTCGACGGATCGAGCTTGGTCTTACACAAGCCGAAGTTGCAGAGCTAGCTGGGATTACTCAGCAGTCATACCAGCAACTTGAGGCTGGGGAAACGAAGAGGCCCAGAAACTTACTGGAGATTTCTTCAGCCCTTAAATGCACAGCCCATTGGCTGATGTATGGAAAACGCAAGCTTTCTTCGTGAAAGCAACCTTTCAACATAACGGAAATTGTAAATGGAATCAGTCGCAACAAGTCGCAATTCAGTGCGCGTCAACTGCAAGCCTGAAGTGCTGGAGAGCTTCTTTCACAAGGAGGCTATTTTGCGTGGCAACAAGCCGCTGGCAATGGGGATGGGGATCCACCCTTCGGGGTTGAGCCGTGACAAGGTTCGCATCGTGAAGATGGCGGCGCGGATGGTGTTGGAGCTTGGATTGCCTGATGGGTGCGTTGCATCTCCAGGATGCGAGCAAAACGTAGTGCTGACCGGTGATGAGGCTAAAAAGTTGCTTTCAATGCTGGAGCACATCCGGGAACCAAAGACGGAATAGGGGGGGCTTTATGGCCTGGGACACGTTTGTTTACGACAACATCAAGAAGCAGCTGGTGAAAGAGGGATTCAGCGAAGCGCTGGCTCAGGGGGGGCAAACCATGGAGCTGATCACTATCGCCGTATGTCGCAGGCGAGCCGCAAAGGGATGGCATTCGACGATTGCCTCACCCGAGCCAGGCAGTTTGCATTGGCTAGCGGTACGAAGGACGAGAAGCCAGAGAAGGCGGGCAAGAAAGCAAAAAGCCGCGCAGCTGCAACTGCACGGCCTTCACTAATCTGATTTGGAGTTCTGCTATGAACAACCTGATTGTGATCGAAGATACCGCCATTCGTCAAGACTCGGCTGGCCGTTACTGCCTGAATGACCTGCATCGGGCCGCTGGTGGTGAGGAACGCCATAAGCCGAAATACTGGTACGCCACCCAGCAAACGCAAGAGCTTGTGCAACTTTTGACCGAGGGAGGAATTCCCCCCTCGCAAGAAAATCAACCAATTAGCGTTATTCGCGGTGGGTTGGAGCAGGGCAGTTATGCCTGCAAAGAGCTGGTTTACTCCTACGCCATGTGGATCAGCGCGGCCTTCAACCTGAAGGTGATACGCACCTTCGACGCAGTGCAAACCGCATCACCGATGACCGAGCTGGAAATGATCGCTCTGATGGCGACCAAAGCCGCCGAGCAGCAGCGCCAGATGAACGCATTACAGCTGCAGGTGAGCGGCGTAACCCAGCAGATTGAAGAAATCTCGACCGGCGCCATTCCTCCGGGTTGGCAGACTGTCCGCAACCTGGTTGCTGAATCCGGCCTTTCCGACGGGAAGGTGAGAGCGTTGATCAGCGCCTTCCATGTACCCAGCAAGAAAATTCCCTTCAACGCACCGGGCGGCATTCTGACGAATGCGACTGTGGCAAAAGAGGACGATTTCATGTCTGCACTGGGCGAGGTTCGCCGAACGGCGACGCGTGCCTGCCGCAGCAAGTACTGGTATCACCCGCGCCTTGGCCGCTTCGAGATGAAAGAGCTGCATGACTAGCCGCGAGGTTGATCGGTACTACGTAGACAGCCACGGCATCCGCGTGCATGTCATCCGTTGGGATATCGGCGAGAACCGAGTGATTTTCCTGCGTGATGGCTATGAGCATGGCGAGTGCTTCAGGTCTGTCGAGAACTTCAAAGAGAATTTTAAGCGAGTTGACGAATGAGCATAAACCAGATAGCCCGCTGCTGTGGATGTCTATCTCCAATAGACGAAGAGGAGATGCTGAAACTGGTTTATCCCAGCGGGGTACATGTTTGCGATCATTGCGCAAGAAAAGTATGGGAAAGCTATGAGAGCTGGCATGGCGGCAGTGCTGTAGGCAGTGCCAAAAGAAAGCCAAAGCGGCAGAGGGTAACCGACTCAGTAAGGTTGCGGATTTTTAAGCGCGATGGATTCTGCTGCAAGCACTGTAACACCAGCGAAGATCTGACTATTGATCATATCCATCCCGTATCCAAAGGCGGAAGTTCGGCTGATGAGAATCTTCAAACCCTTTGCATGTCATGCAATCGGTCAAAGGGGGCTTCTTTATGAGCTTGCTTCTGCCTTCTCGTCCTATTGTTGTTATTCCTGAACTTGCAATGCGTGTTGGGCTAAATGAAGCGATGCTGCTTCAGCAGGTTCATTACTGGATCACTGAGACAACATCAGGGATTGAGCATGATGGCCGTCGCTGGGTATACAACACGATCGCAGAGTGGATGGAACAGTTTCCATTCCTCTCAGAATCGTCCATTAAGCGGGCATTTTCATCGCTGAAATCGCAGGGGATTATCTATGTGGAGCAGCTATCCAGTGACCCTCGTGACAAGACCAATTTTTACGCAATCAACTATGAGCACCGCGCCCTGACTGATGAGGTCAAAATGACCTCATGCAACAGGTCAAATTGCACCGTTGCATCAGGTCACAATGAACCAATGCAACAGGCCAAACCGGCACGCTGCAAGAGACCAAAAAGAGCCGCTCTTCTTACAGAGAGTACTTCAGAGAGTACCCCAAAAGAAAACCCCCCCATAGCCCCCCAGAGCGATGCGGGAGCAGATAACCCATCGGCTGAGGCTGGGGAAGTTCTCGATTTTCTGAATGAAAAAATCAACGGCAGGACGCCAAAGCGCGCTGACACGTTGCGGGAGATTACCGAGCGCCTGGCAGAAGGCAACAGCGCCGCCGAACTGAAGCTGGTGGCTGAACACCGCGCAAGTCTGCTGCTGGGCGATCCGAAGATGGGCCACATGCTCAGCGCCAAGATGATTTTCGATGCCGTCCGGTTCGGTGGATATTTGGCAGCCGCCAACGCCTGGGATCGTCAGCGCAGCCACAAAGCTGCTATGGCCGAAGCGGTCGAACAGCAGCGCCAAGAGCCGGTGGCCGGTGACGCGCCGGAGATTGATTTCGATGAGGCTTTCGATCGCCTGATCCGTGATGCAGCGATGCCAGAAAATGACGCTGAGAAACGCGCGCAGCAACAGGTACGCAAGAACGGATTTGGGAATGTGGACGAGAGCAAAGCTCGCCAGCAGTGGCGCCCAATTTTAACCAGAGCTTACGCAATGTCAGGAGTTCAGGCATGAGAGCGATAGTCAAAGCAGCGGTACAGCGTGATCTGGGTATTGCCCTGATCCCGGTTGACGAAAAGCTGGCGTTTCACATGACGGGCCGCGTGATGGTTTCCACGCTGCCGAAAGAGTTTAAAGACGCCCCAGAAGGCATCCTACCGGCGGTGGAGCATGAGATCGCCAACGACCCACGGTTACAGGGTTTCTTCGCCCATGAGCGCGTCACAAACGCCTGTGGCGGGGTTAACGCTATTGAAGCCTGGGCGACGCAGTTCACGAAATGCCAGTACAGCAAGCATGACCTGCCGGAGGCAATTCTGGACACAGAGCGCGTAGGCAATTCGGCCGTTCGCATCTGTCCTGGGTGCTACAAAAAAAGCCTGGGTGTATCGCCGAAGCTGGAAAAAATCGCAGCCCGCAATACAGCTCGCTGGGTGGTGGCGACGGCAAAACACCGCCTGAAGTCTGAGGGACAGCTGACAATCCCTGAGCTGATGCTGTGGGCCATGCTGTCCGGCGTATTCGACCTGATTCCCGATGACGTTGCGCGCACCGTCACCGACTTACCGGAGCCAAAGGTGATCACCGGCACCCGCAAGGAATCCGAGATGGACTGCACGCCGGGGGCCACTGCGATTATTTCCAAGCAGGCGGCTAAGTGTTTCACCGTAGACCCAGCACCACAAAAGGCTTTCATGCTGCGGCCGAAGCTCACCCGCGTAGAGGACAGCAAATATACCCGATGGGTTAAGACTCGACCCTGCTGCGGTTGCGGAGGGCGCTCAGACGATCCTCACCACATCATCGGCCACGGGCAGGGCGGAATGGGAACCAAGGCCCATGACTTCTTCACTATCCCGCTGTGCCGTAAATGCCACGACGCATTGCACGAGGATATGGCGGCCTGGGAAGCGGAACATGGAAGCCAGGTTGAACTGCTGTTTGAGTTCCTGGATTTCTCCTTTGGCATCGGGGCTATCGCATGAAGACGTACAAGATAACGCCAATCCCAAAACCACGCATGACACAAAAAGACCGGTGGGCCAAGCGCCCGCCAGTTCTCCGCTACCGGGCATTCTGTGATGAGGTGAAATTGAATCGAATCTCGCTGCCTGAGAGCGGCTATCACGTGACGTTTGTTTTACCCATGCCAGATGGCTGGAGCAAGAAGAAACGCGCTGAGATGGCCGGGAAACCGCATCAGCAGAAGCCAGACAAGGACAATCTGGAAAAGGCATTGCTGGATGCCATTTTTGAGGACGACTGCCGCATCTGGGACGGTCGAGTAACAAAGATTTGGGGCGAAGTAGGCCAAATAATTATAGGGGAAATAGCATGAGATTAGAGTCGATTCCGAAATACTTTGCACCGAAAACACCGACCTTTAGCGACTCACCGCGCGCGACGGCTTCGGATTCTTTGACCGGTACTGACGTGATGGCGGCATTCGGGATGTGCCAGGCGCAGGCAGAGTTGGGCCTTTCGGCGTTCATGGGGAAAATGGGTGTCAGCGATGCCGATAAGGTCAAGGCGGTGACACTGCTGGCGGAGAAGGGCATGGCTGGGTCAGTTCGCGTGGCGCCACTGAGAAAGCTGCAGGATGAGACAAGAGTTCGCGTTGTTCTGGCACTATCAGTTTTCGCCTTCCTGGATTACTCCCGCAGCGCATCGAGTGAGGTTGCTTGTGATTGTTGCTCCGGAACCGGATTTATTGAGGCCGAAGTATTCACGAATAAAGTTCACACCCCTTTCCCGGCGAAGGAGTTCGTCAAAGCGTCGATCCGGTTTGGCGTGGAGGGGTTTAGACCTTCCGAGTATGAAGTGCGCCGGGAACAGAGAGAGGTTGTTCGCGTTAAGTGCAAAAACTGCAACGGGAAAGGCAAGGTATCGACGGCCTGTCGTGATTGCTCCGGCAGAGGTTCTGCAGTCGATAAGAAGGAGACGGCAAAGCAGGGTGTGCCAGTCAGAGGAACCTGCAAACGATGCTCAGGCCGTGGGTATGAGCGCATACCAGCGTCACACGCTTACGCAGCAGTGCAACAGGTCACGGATGCTATTTCCTCGGCGACCTGGGATAAAACCGTGAAGCCATTTTATGACGGCCTTATTCGCATTCTGGAGAGCGAAGAGAGCCACGCGGAGCGGGTATTACAGCGTGTTACTGCATAGTGCATGAAAAAATAGTGCAGTATTTTATCGTGAGCTATTTACTTTTTCCGAAAACTGGGTAATTATCTTCCTAACACTAGAAATCCGTCTGATTGTTAAGGTGGATTCAAAAATTTCAAAGGCTGCCTTCGGGTGGCCTTTTTGCATTTCAGCCCCAGCCAACGGACGACACACACGGCACCTTCTTACCTGCAGCGTTTACGGCTGGTGGCTGATCCTTTCCTACAAACAGCACAGCCCGATAGCCGGGAGGTGGAGTCATGAAAATGCACCCAGACAATCCAAACCTACCGTACTGGTGGTCGGCACTGCTCGGCTTCTTTTCGCTGCTGTCGCTGCAGGATTATGTATTCATCGTAGGCGCGCTTATATCGGCCTTCTTCACGATCAAGACGTACTACGCCAAGCGGAAGGAAGAACGGGAACGTTTAGCTGAGGAACGACGGCGCACGAAAATCATGGAGGACTATCTGCACGGCGTATCAACAAAGCCAGAAAGCGAGCGCCCGGCGGCAATCGAGGTTGTTGCAGAAGCTATGCGCAGAGCAGAGGGATGACATGTCGATTAGCAAATCAAAACTCAGCGCCGTGATGCTGGCCCTGATCGCCGCCGGCGCATCGGCTCCGGTGATGATGGCGCAGTTTCAGGAAGAGAAAGAAGGCCAGCGCCTGATCGCATACCAGGACGGTGTCGGCATCTGGACAATCTGCGGCGGCGTGACGATGGTTAACGGCAAGAAGGTTGTGAAAGGCCAGCGCCTGACCGCCGAGCAGTGCAAGCAGATTGACGCAGCCGAGCAGAAAAAGGCGCTCGACTGGGTAGACCGCAACGTCAAGGTAACGCTGACCGAACCGCAAAAAGTCGGTATCGCCTCGTTCTGCCCCTGGAACATCGGCCCCGGAAAGTGCTTCACCTCCACCTTTTACAAGAAGCTGAACGCCGGCGACCGCATTGGCGCCTGCCGCGAAATCCGTCGCTGGATATACGACGCTGGCCGAGATTGTCGTATTCGCTCGAATAACTGCTATGGGCAGATCCTCCGGCGCGACCAAGAGGCCGAGCTGGCTTGCTGGGGGCTGGATAAATGAGATATCTACCGTCAGCGGTATGTTTCGCAGCGGCCGGTTATCTTGCTGCTCACGGCATTGATGGCTGGGGCTGGTTCCTGTTCGTCGGAGTGATTCTGCTATGAACCGATCGACCACGATAATTGCCGCTGTGTTGCTGGTGGCTGTCATGGCCGCCTGCTGGGTAGCCAGCTATTACCAGGGAAAGTCGGAGAGGCTGGAGGGCACGGTCAAGCAACTGCAGGGCGATAACAACCTTCAGACGGCGACCATTGCTACCCAAGCGCTTCACTTTCAGCGCGCCAACGAAATCAGCAACGCGGCGAATAAGTACGGCATCAACACTGACGCGGCCACACAGGGGAAGGAAATTGAATACCGGACGATCATCAAGAAACAGCCTACGTGTGATCTGGCTGTGCCTGCCACTGTTGCTGGTGGGTTGCTCGACTACACGCACCGTCTACGCTCCCGCGCAATGTCAGCCAATACCGGCGACGCTTACGCAGCCGGTGCTGGTGCCACTGCCTCCGGCGCCCTGACATACTGCCAAGCAGTGCTGTGGATTGATCCGCTGCTGGCGGCGCTCGACAAGGCTAACAACCAACTTCTGGAGATACGGCGGCTTAATGATGAACGGTAGTAATCGTTAGAAAAGATCTAACCTATCTTACTATTGTTGTGTGTGTATTATTTAATAATAAGATATTATCACCTCGTTACTTTTCTAAGGGGTGTTCAATGAACGCGGATATAATTTCGTTTGAGTCAATGTTAGCCACTAAGCAGGCCGCCGAATGGGCTTTTTGGACTATGATTGCTTCAGGTGTCTCTGCACTGGCTGCTGCACTTGGTGTTATATTTGCTTGGAGGACTGTCGCTTCATGGAAGCAGCAAGAAAAAGCTAAAGTGAAAATGGATTTCAAGCGTTCAATTTTTAATATTATAAATATAATGCTCAGCATGCCAGATAGATTTAATCTTGAACTGGCGGGAAGGGGTAAAAAGGCCTTAAAATTCAGCGATAATAGTAGTATTGATGACAGATGTAATGTGGAGATTTCTCATCAGTTCGATGAGCTGGTTAAGGTTTTGTCTAATGCGCAAGGATGTTGGATTTATTGTGAGAGATTCTTTGACGGAACTGATATTGAAGGTAAATGGGTTTATAGCCGCGACTTGGTGTTAGACTATATTAATGGAGATGTTGAAAAAAGCGTGGTTATTAATTCTTTAAATAACCTTGCTGAGGAACCATTCGTATATGGGTAATTTGCGATTGTAGCTATTTATATTGGGGGGAGGATGGCAGGTTTAAAAGAGCTGTCGGCTCAACTCAAGAGCGTACGTAAGCAAATCCCGTTTGCTACGGCGCAGGCACTGACAAGCGTCGCCCGAAAGATAGAGGCAGCGGAGAAAACCGCGTTTAAGCGGCATCTGGAAAACCCCACACCGTTTACGGTCAACTCGGTTAAATCGTTCGGTGCCCGGAAAAGCAACCTGAAGGCCAAGGTGTTCGTGATGGACACCGCCGCGAGCTATCTGGAGCCGTTCGAATTCGGCGGCCAGCATAAGCTGAATAGCCAGGCGCTGCTGAACCCCAAGAACATCAAGCTGAACAAATACGGCAACCTGACGCGCAATAAGATGGCGCAGCTGAAGGCTAAGGATGACGTGTTCATTGGCGATGTGACCACCAAATACGGCGAGAAGGTCAACGGTGTATGGCAGCGGCAGAAAGCCAAAAAGGTGAAAAAGGGCAAAGGGCGCCGGCGTAAACGCTCTGCCAATGGCACGCGGCAACCTCGCATCCAGCAAAGAGCGCCAAAGCTTCTTATACGATTCGGTGACGCGCTTCCCGTTAAGCCAACGCTTGGCTATTTCGAACGGGCGCAGGCTATGGCCAATGCCTTGATGCCGACAGAGCTGAGCAGGGCTATGGCAGAGGCGATGCGAACAGCAAAATGATCGGCGATCACCTTCGGGGGAGGCTCCAGAAAAAAATGGGTCCTTCCTGGCACTTTTTTATCTCACGGGCATTGCGCGCCGCGTTCTGCGTCTAGCTATCAACTTTTGAAATTTGGGTAACAGGTAACACCTGAGGTAACAGATGAACCAGTCAGATTTTGCCAAACTTCACAGCGTTAGCCGAAAGACGGTAACGGCCTGGAAGGCCCGCGGCTGGCTGGTTCTGGCCGGAGACGACATTGACGTTGAAGCGTCGAATGCGAACATCGAGCGCTTCCGAAAAACTGTTACCCGACCAGAGAAAAAACCGGCAGGTAACAAGCAGGGTAACAAAACAGGTAACAGATCCTCGGGTAACAAGTCAGGTAACAAAAACGATAAGGATCTGGCCGAGTCTCCGACGAAAACCGTTGAGCGAATGATCGCCGAGCATGGCGTGACGATGACGCTTGATGAAGCGCGCCAGATGAAAGAAAACTTCCTCGCGTTGCTTACCCAGCTCGAGTACGACATTAAATCCGGGCAGGTGCTGCCGTACAAAGACATGATCGAGGCCGTAGGTAATGAATACGCCCGCATGCGCACCCGTCTCATTGCGATTGCTCCTGAACATGGCCCCCGGTTACGGGTGCTGGCTTCTACCACCAACGACGCGGAGTTTGTCCAGGCACTGCAGGAGGTGGTTTACGAGGCGATGGAGGAATTGAGCCTTGATGCAGATAACAACCGAGGAGAGAACTAACGCTGCAGCCTGGCAGAATTTCACCGGGGAGCTGCGCCAGCGTCGCTCCGATGTTCGCCCGCCCGAACCGCTGTCACTGAGCGAATGGGCTAATAAATACGCGGTGCTCTCGAAAGAAACCAGTGCGCAAACGGGCCGATTCCGGTCTTTCGCGTATCAGGATGGCATGATGGACGCCATTACTGATCCAGCGGTGACGCAGGTGTCGGTGATGAAGTCGGCGCGCGTTGGCTACACCAAAATCCTTGACCACGTTGTCGGCTATTACCTGGCGCATGACCCGTCGCCGATCCTCATCGTTCAGCCGCGTGTTGAAGATGCCGAAGATTACAGTAAAACCGAGATCGCGCCGATGTTGCGTGATACCCCGGTGCTGGCGGAAATCTGTGGTGATCCCAAGGCCAAGGACAGTAATCAGACCATCCTCAAAAAGACCTTTGCCAACGGCGCCAATTTGACGCTGGTGGGGGCAAACAGCCCCGGCGGTTTCCGCCGTATTACCTGCCGGATCATCCTGTTTGACGAAGTTGACGGTTATCCGTCCGGCGGCGCCGGGGTGGAAGGTGATCAGATTGCACTGGGCATTAAGCGTTCCGAAACATTCTGGAACCGCAAGATTGCCCTGGGTTCGACGCCAACGGTGAAAGGCACCAGCCGGATTGAAAAGGCGTATGAGGAAAGCGATCAGCGCCGCTATTACGTCCCGTGTCCGCACTGCGGTGAATTTCAGGTACTAGAGTGGGGCGGCCCTGAGACGCCATACGGCATCAAGTGGGACAAGGATGAAAATGGCGATGGCATCCCAGAATCGGCATATTACGTCTGCCGGCATAATGGTTGCGTGATCCACCATAACGAAAAGTCGGGCATGGTGAAGCGTGGCGAATGGCGCGCAACTAAACCATTTAAAGGGCATGCGGGTTTTCACATTTGGGCGGGTTACAGCCTGTTCCCGAACGCAGCCTGGAAGTATCTGGTGGCTGAGTGGCTACGGGTGAAAAACGATCCGCTCATGCGTCAGACCTTTATCAACCTGGTGCTTGGCGAGCCGTATGAAGACCGCGGCGAAAAAGCACTGAGCGAGAAACGCTTGCTGGAACGCTGTGAAGTCTATGCAGCAGAAGTGCCTGACGGCGTGGCGGTATTAACGGCCGGCATCGATACCCAGGATGGTCGCTTTGAAATTGAGGTGACGGGCTGGGGACGTAATGAGGAGAGCTGGTCGATTGCCTTCGACGTGATTGAGGGCGATCTGGAAACCAACGAACCGTGGCAACGCCTCGATGCGTATCTCAAGCAGGTCTGGCGTCGGGCTGACGGGCGTGGATTCACGATCATGGCGGCCTGCATGGACTCCGGTGGTCACCACACCCAGAAAGTTTACGAGTTTGCCAAAGAGCGCCTTGGCCGCCGAATTTGGGCGATCAAGGGCGAATCGGCGCGCGGTGGTAAACGTTCGCCAGTTTGGCCCACGAAAAAGCCAACGTCCAAGTCAAAGGCCAGTTTTAAACCAATCATCATTGGGGTGAATGCGGCCAAGGATACCATCCGCGGGCGACTGCATATCGATCCGCCTGCACCGGGTGAGCCAGCAGCCAGTTACATGCATTTTCCGGCAGACCGTGACCTGAACTATTTCAGCCAGTTGCTGGCGGAACGTTCGGTGTTGAAGGTGTCCGGCGGCCAGCGTTACCGGGTGTGGGAACAGCTTCCAGGCAGGGCAAACGAAGCGCTGGACTGCAGGGTGTACAGTTATGGAGCCCTGTGCGGCCTGTTTTATCTTGGTTTGAAGCTGAATCTGCTGGCGGACAACATTGCGATCAATCCCGATCGCCTGTTGCCGGCGCCGCAGCAGCCGGAGGAAAAACAAAACCTTCGACTGCCTGGCGTCATCATTGAAGAGCCGGAAAAACCGAAGCGCAAGCGCCTGTCACAACTTTTGCCATCATAAGGATCCCTATGTTTAACCGTAACACCAGCCTGTTGGCCGGTGCGATGACGCCTGCGCAATTGCAGGACGCATTGGCAAAGGCGCAACAGGCCTATATTGACCTCGCAGCCGGCGCGCGCGGTGTGTCGTTCTCGTACACGCAAGGTGATGGCACGCGCTCTGTCTCATATCAACAAGCCTCAATGGCGGACCTGATGGCACTGATCCAGTTGCTGCAGGCGCAGTTGGGTATTGTTCCCCGCCCACGTCGGCCAATGAGGTTTAGATTCTGATGAATGACATCAAAATTTTAGGCCCGAATGGGCAGCCGCTACCGCCGATGCGGTCAAAGGCATCCATGCTGGTGGGCGGCAGCCGTGTGCCTTACGATGCGGCGGATTCGTTTAGCGACCAGTTGGCCAACTGGCAGCCTGCCTTATGGTCACCCGACAATGAGATCAATATCTACCGTGATCGCATTGTTTCCCGCGTGCGAGATCTTGCGCGCAATGATGGTTGGGCCAGCGGCAGCATTACCCGCGTGCTGGATAACGCCGTCGGCGCCAACTTTCGTCCCATCCTCAAGCCTGACTACCGCATGTTGGCATTGATGACTGGTAATACAGCCTTCGACGCCACCTGGGCAGATGAATATGGCAAGGTGGTTGAGGCTCACTGGCGGTCATGGGCTAATGATCCGGGACGTTTTTGCGATGTAGAGCGCAAACAAACCGTGTCTCAAATGCTGCGTCTGGGCTTTCGCCACAAACTGCTTGATGGTGATGCGTTGGCGGTGCTGCAATACCGCCCCGACAGGCTGGGGCGTGGGCGTGGCCGCTATGCCACAACGGTGCAAATCGTCGATCCGGACCGGTTGAGTAACCCGCAGCAAAACTTTGACATGCCGAATGTTCGCGGTGGCGTTGAAATTGACGGTGATGGTGCGCCAATCGCGTATCACATCCGCGAAGCACATATCGGCGATTGGTGGAGCGGCGCCAAGACGATGACGTGGCGGCGTATCCCGCGGGAAACAAGTTGGGGCCGCCCGCATGTGGTCCATGATTATGACCATGAGCGGGGCGCACAACACCGGGGAAATGGGATTTTAACGCCGGTTGTTCAGCGGCTGAAAATGCTCATCAAGTATGACCAGTCGGAGCTTGAAGCAGCTATCCTGAACGCCGTATTTGGAGCCTACATTACCTCTCCCTACGATCCCCAGATGGTCGAAGCGGCGATGGGTGAGGCTTTTGATGATACCACCATTGGTGCTTATCAGGATGGGCGAGTCGAATTCCATAACGATCGGCGGATCTCTCTGCAAAATGGTGCTAGGTTGCCGATCATGTACCCAGGCGAAAAAATTGAGACGGTAACAGCTGCGCGCCCGCACAGCAATTTTGAGGTGTTTGAAAGTGCAGCGCTGCGCAATATCGCCGCGGCAACGGGCCTGTCAACGCAGCAGGTCACGCAAGATTGGTCAGATGTTAACTACAGTTCGGCACGCTCTGCGATGCTGGAGGCGTGGAAGACACTGACCCGCCGGCGTGATGATTTTTCTGTGGGGTTCGCCCAGCCGATCCTGTCCGCTTTTATTGAAGAAATCCACGATACGGAAGACCTACCGCTGCCCAGTGGTGCACCGCACTTTCTGGACGCCAGGGCGGCGTATTGCCGTGCTCGCTGGATGGGGCCTGGTCGTGGCTGGGTGGACCCGGTGGCGGAGAAGAAAGGTGCAATTCTGGGTATGGATGCCGGGCTTTCAACGCTGGAAATGGAATCGGCGGAAAACGCCGGCGAGGACTGGGAAGAAATGCTGGATCAGCGTGCGCGCGAGATTGCCGCCTTCAAAGAGCGGGGGCTCCCGGTTCCGAGCTGGGCACAGGCTGAAATCCTGGCACCTGAAACAATTAGAGATCCGGAGGCAGAGTGAATTTACCGCATCTGGCGCAGCGGCTGTTTAACACGCCGCTGGCGCTGCACCCGCAAAAGGCCGAAGTGGTTATGGCCGCCATGATGGACCGGTTCGGGATAACCCGCATCAACACGCTGGCATCTGACTGGCTGGGGGATGATGAAAGTTTTACCCGAAAGGCACGTAAACAGGACGCCGGCTATGACGTAGTTGGCGGTATCGCGGTGATCCCCGTGCAGGGGACATTGGTTCAGAAGTTGGGCAGTCTGCGACCCTACAGCGGTATGACGGGCTACGACGGGATCAGGCAGTCGTTCCTGACCGCGATCAGTGACCCCGAAGTAAGCGGAATCTGCCTCGATATCGATTCTCCCGGCGGTGAGGTAGCCGGCTGTTTCGATCTGGTGGATGAAATTTATCACGCCCGCGGTTCAAAACCGATCCACGCCATCCTTACCGAAAATGCGTATTCCGCAGCGTATGCCATCGCCAGCGCGGCAGATCGCATTCATGTACCGCGCACCGGTGGTGTCGGTTCGGTCGGGGTGATCGTCATTCATTGTGACTGGTCACAGCGAATTAAAGAAGACGGCCTGGCGGTCACCATCATCACCTACGGTGACCGCAAAGCCGAGAGCAACCCCTACGTCAAATTGAGCGATCAGGCCCGCGCCGCGATTCAAGATGATGTAGATGCGATGGGTAGGCTTTTTGTCAGCACGGTAGCCCGTAACCGGGGGATCACTGAAAAAACTATCCGTAACACCCAGGCTGCCTGTTTCCTGGCGGCTGATGGCGTCAAGTTGGGGCTTGCCGATGCGGTGATGACCCCTGATGCCGCATTCCGAAAATTAATCAATGAAGCAGGAGCTTAACGTATGTCTCATTTCAAGTTTGCCCATCTTCTCGGCCTCAAGAAAAAAGCGTCTGAGGAAGAGGACGACGACAAAGAAAAAAGTAAAAAAGCGAAATCCCGTCGCGCGGAAGAGGAGCGCGATGACGAGGAGGACGCTGAAGACGATGACGATCGCGAAGACATGGAAGACGACGACGATCGTGAACCTGACGCCGAGGACGATGATGACGACAAGGAAAAAGGCAAAAAGGCTAAATCCCGTCGTGCTGAAGAAGACGACGAAGACGACGAAGACGCGGAAGAGGGTGAAAACCGCGATGTGAAAAAAGGTCGCCGGGCAGAGCGGAAACGTTGCGCCGCCATTTTTGGCAGTAAGCATGCCGCCGGCCGCCCGGACATGGCCGCTCACCTGGCTTTCAATACCCGGATGAGTGCGCGTGAAGCCATCGACACGCTGGCGACGGTGGGCGCCGTAGCCCCGCAGCCACAAGGTAGAAAGTCGCTGGATGCCCGGATGCGTGAATCTGAGCAGGCACGATTGGGGCCCGACGGCGAGAAGCCTGCAACGGGTAAAAATGCGCTGGTAAGTAAAATGACCAGTCTCTATGACACTGCACGAGGTAACAAGTAATGGACCAGTTTGGACAAAATCAATTCGCTCCGGGCATGAACAGTTCGCTGTTCGTACCCGATCAGCTGGTTTCCGGCCCGTTACAGCTGGTCACTGACTCGGTCACGATCGGTGTTTCAGGGGCGCTTAAACGTGGGACGGTACTCGGTGTGGTCACCGCTACCGGCGCGTATATCCCGAGCAAAAAAGACGCCACCGACGGCAGTGAAAAGCCATCTGCCATTTTGGTCGATAACGTAGACACCACAACCACAGCACAAACTGGCGGTGTGTATCTGATGGGCGAGTTTAACCAGCATCGCCTGATCTTCGACGCGACCTGGACCATTGCTGAACTGAAAGCGCAATTCCGCCCGTTGGCCATCTTCCTACGCGATAGCATCCAGTCGCCGGTATCCTGATCTAACCCCTTTGAAACGTAACTGATGCCAGTTCTTTGGCAGGGTTGCACTCGTCCTGAATTCTGGCCGGCCACGGTGCCGGCATCATAAAGAGACTGAATATGGAAAACATTTTTGATACCAGCGTGCTGGTCCAGGTCGTCCCTAACCTGAAAACCAGCCAAAACTGGCTTCTGGATCGCTTCTTCCCGAACGTGGTGACTTACGAGACGGAAGAGGTTGCTATCGATGTGGACGTGGGTCTGCGTCGTATGGCGCCATTCGTATCGCCGCTGGTGGAAGGTAAACTGGTCGAGAGTCGCAAATACCAGACCAATACCTTTAAGCCGGCATACATCAAAGACAAGCGCGCCCCGGATCTGCGTAAACCGATCCGCCGGCAGATTGGCGAACGCATCGGCGGTGAATTTACCGCGGCAGAGCGCGAAATGCTGAACCTGCAGTTCGAGATGGCAGATCAGATCGACATGATTAACCGCCGTCTTGAATGGATGGCCAGCAGCGCCATGGTGTCAGGGAAAGTCACCGTGAACGGTGAAGGTTATGAAACCAAGGTGGTGGATTTTGGCCGTTCGCCGGATCTGACCATCACCCTCAGTGGCAGCGATAAATGGCCGCTGACGGTGGCCGCCGGCGCTACCAACACGCAGCCGTCGGATGACATTGAAGAGTGGCAGACGCTGATCCTTAAAAATTCCGGCGCGGTACCGACGGACATCATTTTCACCAACAAGGCGTGGAAAGCATTCCGACTGGATACCACGATCAAGGACAACGCCATCACCTTCCCTGCGTTGAGCCCGTTCGGCAACCAGATTAATGCCGGTGCGCAGGTGCAGAAAGGGGCCGTTTATAAAGGCCGCTGGGGCAACTTCGACCTGTGGCTGTATAACGACTGGTTCATTGACCCGCTGGACAATGTCGAAAAACCGATGATCCCTGACGGTGCCGTCATTATGTCTGGCGCTGATCTGATGGGGACTCGTGCGTTTGGCGTAATCCTCGATCCCGCTTTCAACTATGGCCCTCTGGCCTATGCCCCTAAGACCTGGGTGAAAGAAGATCCGGCGCAACGCCTGCTGATGATGCAGTCAGCTCCGTTGGTTATCCCAAGCCGGGTAAATGCTGCACTCTGCGCGACGGTGGTGTGATATGGCATCGAAAAAACAGCAAGGTAACGAACTGGGCGGCTTGCCGCCCGAGTTGATGGTGGGCGAACTGGAAAACGGAGAAGAGTTGAAAGTTGACGGCCAAGAGCCCGACAATTCTGCCGACACCGACACCGACACCGACACCGACACCGACACCGACACCGACACCGACACCGACACCGACACCGACACCGACACCGACACCGACACCGACACCGACACCGACACCGACACCGACGATGATCACGATTCGGATGCCGATCAGGACGGTGAACAGTTGCCGGCCGGCATGGTTTCAGTGGTTGTCACCAAAGGTAACACGGTGCGGCACGATGGCTGCGACTATCCAGAAAACCGGGCTTTCATGTTGCCGGTAGAAGATGCGCAGCGGCTGATTGGCCTGGGCGTGGTTGCTGATGTTGAACAGCTCCGCAAGTTGGCGTTGCTTCGCAGTGCGCCGGCCGTATCTGTGCAATCGGGGGAGTAATGGGAATCAACTGGGATCAGCATTTGCTGGCGCCGTTGCACGGCGTTTTTGGTGACCCGGTTGAGTATCGCCCTGGCGGCGGCGCGGAGCCTTACACCATTAGCGGCATATTCGATCGAGCCTATACGCAAGAGGTCGATCCGCTGGACGATGGCAGCACTATTAACACCACCAATCCTGTGCTGGGTGTGCGTGATAGTCAGTTCCGGGCAGCGCCTAAACAGGGGGACCGGGTATTGGTCGGCATCGTTGGTGGGGTGCCGGTCAATACGCTCTTTGCCGTAGCGGATGTTCAACCTGATAGCCACGGCGGGACGAAGCTAATTCTCAACAAGGTGAAATCATGAACCCGAGAGGAGTCCGGTTGCTGGTCATTGAAGCGTTGAAGAATAAGACCGATGCCGCCGATCGGGTTTATTCACCTCGGGACTGGCCCACCACTGCGGATATGTATCCTGTTCTCCTGGTGCAGACACCGATCGACGTGAAGAATTCGCTGGGGCGCAATGTGCCCCAGTTCAACACGGTGACTACGGTCCGCATCACCGGCCGTCTGCAGGAATTGGACGATGCGGCGGAGGACAACGGGGCAGAAAAAGCCGAAGAAGCGCTGGAGCAGCTACGCGAGCAGGTAGAGCGCGCGGTCATCAATAGCTATGAACTGACGCGAAAAATTCAGCAGTTTCTGCAGGTACGTTCGACCATTGATGTGGACGCCGGCGGCGAAGGGCACACCGCCCAGTTACTGATGGAACTGGATATCGAATACTATCAGGGCCCCGAAGAGTTTTATGAAATTGATGCTTCTCCGCTTGAGGGAATTGACGTCACGATCTCCATGCCGGATGGCACCCCTGAACCACTCGTAAAAATCGATCTGGAGTAACCCTATGTTTGTGAAACCCGTACCGGGGCGCATTGTGCGTGATCCGGTCAAGGGCACTTTTTTGCCGGAATCCGGCGAACAGGTTCCCGATAATATTTTTTGGGGGCGCCGCCTGAAGGATGGCGATGTACAAAAATTCGACCCTAACGCATCGGTTAAGCCGGTGGCGGGGAAGAAAAGTCAGGAGAGTGATCAATGACCGTTCCATTTACTCGCATCCCTTCAAATCAGCGTGCACCGTTTTTCTACGCCGAGTTTGATAACTCGATGGCGAATACCGCGACTGCAGTACAGCGCACGCTGCTGATCGGGCAAATGCTGTCAACGGCGACGGCAACGCCAGGCATCCCGCAGAAAGTTTCTTCTGAATCGGCGGTAGCTGGCATCTGCGGTAACGGCTCCATGTTGCACAACATGATGGCAGCGTATCTGGCCAACGACATTTCTGCGGAAATCTGGATCCTGCCGTTATCGGATGGCACCACCGGAACCACAGCGGCAGCCGGTAAATTACAGGTGCTGACAGCGGCGGCCACGACCGGCGTTTTGTCGCTCTACATTGCCGGTATGCGCGTTCAGCTCACGGTCGTCAGTACCGACGATAAGGTTGCCGTGTCCGCGGCGATTGCAGCGGCGATCAACGGTCAAAGCAAGCTGCCGGTTACTGCTGTCGTGGATACCACAGCCACCGATACGGTGAACCTGACGGCGAAAAATAAAGGTGCGCACGGCAACAGTATCGATATTCGCCTCAATTATCAGGGTGCCGCCGGCGGTGAGGAAACCCCGCAGGGCATGGAGTTGAAGGTAACGCCAATGGCCGGCGGTGCCGGTGCGCCGTCTCTGACTGAGCCGCTGGGTAATCTGCAAGATCGCGCATTTGACTTCATCGTCAACCCCTACACGGACACCACGTCGCTGGATGCCGTGAAAGAGTTCCTGTCAGATGCCACCGGCCGCTGGTCTTACGCACAGCAGCTCTATGGCCATTCATTCGGTGCGCTGGCAGGCACGTATGGTTCTTTGTCCGCCGCCGGCGAAGCACGCAATAACCAGCATGAGACGCTGCTGGGGATCAACGGATCACCGACGCCCACTTATCTTTGGGCGGCAGCGTTGACCGGGGCGATTGCGCCGAGCCTGCGGAACGATCCGGGCCGTCCAACGCAGACGTTGACGATCAGTGGTGTACTGGCCCCGCCGCTGGAATCCCGCTTCATGCTGACTGAACGCAATAATCTGCTGTATAGCGGTATCTCAACGTTTACGGTCGCTGATGATGGTTCTGTGCAGGTTGAAAAGACCATCACCACCTACCAGAAGAACAAGTTCGGCGATGCAGATGACAGCTATCTGAACATTGAAACGCTCTATCTGCTGATGTTCGTGACCCGTTTCCTGCGCACGCAAATCACTTCCAAGTTCGGCCGTATGAAGTTGGCTAACGACGGTACCCGCTTTGCGCCAGGCTCCGCGATTGTGACACCCAACGTGATCCGCGCGGAGCTGATCGCCCAGTATCGCACGCTGGAATATAACGGCTATGTGCAGGATGCCGCGGCATTTGCCGAGACGTTGCTGGTGGAGCGTAACAGCAGCAATACCAAGCGGATCGATGTGCTGTGGACGGGCACGTTGATCGACCAACTGGAAATTTTCGCACTACTCAATCAATGGCGACGCGCGCAGACCGCGGCCTAAGGGGGATTCATGGGAGATACAACTAACCGCCTGGCCGGGACCGCGTACGTTACCATCGACGGTGTAACGGTCATGGTTGCCGGCCAGTTCAAATACAGTCCCGGTAAAGTGGAGCGCTCCACGTTGACCGGGATGGATACGGTGCACGGTTACAAAGAAAAGCCGCGGGCGCCGTTTATTTCCTACCAGGCACGTGACAGCGGCGGAACGTCGATCGCTAAAATCAACGATTCCACCAACGTCACGGTGGTCGTCGAGCTGGCCAACGGCAAAACAGTGATCGGCGAAAACATGTGGTCCGTGAATACGCAGGATGTTGATAGCGAAGAAGCGGTGTTTGATGTTCGCTGGGAAGGCGGCTCGGTAACGGAGTATTGATATGGCAGTGCTTGATAAAACTAAAACGATCGTACTCAGTAAAGCGCTGGAGATGGGCAACACCCGCTACGAGAGCCTCGAACTGAAAGAACCTGCCCTGGCTGAGGTTGAGCAGTTCTATGAAACGCAGCGCAGCAAGAATGGCATGGCAGCCATGAAGCTGCTGCTGGCGTTGAACTCGGGCGTAACTGAAAAAGTGTTGAGTGGCATGGCTTACACCGATTACAGGAAGTGTGAGGACTACTTGATGTCTTTTTTGACCTTCGATCCCTCGGCGGATGGCAGCAACTAGCTGCTGAGGTGACGAAGTATTACGGGTGGGGGCCGCAGGATGCGTGGTCCCTGACCCGTACCCGGTTGGATTTTTGGGCCGTTCAGGCCCGTCGGATAGAAAAGCTTAAGGCGGGCAAGTAATGGCCAACTCATTCGACTTTGAGCTGACGGCTAATGATGAGGCGTCAGCCGCAATTCTGCGGATTGAGGAAATTGTAAAGCACCTCAATCCGCTGTTGGACAGAACGCGCGATGCGTTGGCGTTGGGCGGTCAGGAATCCAGAGATAACCTTGACGATTTGGGCAGCCGTTTTGATGTGTTGGCTAAAAATGCCAGAAGCGGCGTCCAATTCATCGGCGATTTGGTCCCGCCGCTCAAAATGGTCGGTGGATTAACCCTCGGGCTGGGTGGCGCTGCAGCGGTCGTCAACGTTGTTAAAAACAACCTGACCAATTTTGCCAACGCCGGCTACCGGATCGATACCGTTGCAAAAAACGTCAGCATGACGGCGGACGCCTTTCAGGAACTGACTGGCGCCATGATTGAAAACGGCAGCGCGCGTGAGGCTGCGGAAGGATCGGTCAGTGAGTTATTTGAAAAGGCGAATGATGCTGTACACGGCCGTAATGATGGCTTTCTCGCCTTGCTGAAACAGCGGGGGATAGGGATCAGTGAAACCAAGGATGGCCTGGCCGATGTAGGCAAGCTGATTAACGACCTCAACCGCGCTATGCAATCACTCCCTGCTGGGCAGCAGGCGCTGTTTGCCAACAAATTGGGCCTTTCGCCCGATCTTCTCAGCTATCTGCGCAACACGACCAGTGAAGTTCAAAGGCTCAAGGATCAAGCCCGCCGGGATGGCCTGATATTTACCGAGAAGGATCTGCAGAATGCCCTGGCGTTCAAGCAGCAGCTGAACCAGATAGGTGCTGCCTACGACGGCATGCTGATGAAAGGGCAGGCCTGGCTGGGCCAGTCGGAAACCTTGGCGGCTTCGGTAGACCAGATCAAGCAGGTCGTCACCAATGGTCTGGACAGTACGGCTATCGGTTCGATCCTGACGTTTAACAGCGGCGGGAAACAGGCCGATGTTTTGCGGCAGGCTCAAGGCGATGAGAAATTTAAAGACACGCTGTCATGGAAAGAGAAGCTGGATTTAAAACTGGGCTATGCGTCAGAAGATCTGATCAAGAAACTGAACGGATATTATAAACCGGCCTGGCATGCAGAGAAGGTCGGGAAACAACTGCAAAATGATTTAGAACAAGTTATGCATCCCCTACCACAGAATGTGAGCAACCCTATAGATCAGGCATTGGGGAATACACCTGAGCAGCAGCATTTGTTTAAATTAGAGACAAAAAACAACCTCCCGCCGGGGTTGTTGGATAGGGTCTGGAATACTGAGTCATCGCGAGGGAAAAAGCTTTTTTCCTCCGCCGGGGCAGAAGGCCCATTCCAGTTTATGCCACCTACCGGTAGAGATTATGGGCTTAATAATAGATCTGACCGAATGGATTTCTATAAATCCAGCGATGCGGCTGCGCGTTATCTGTCAGACCTGTTAAAAAGATTTGATGGGGATGTGAGCAAGGCAGTTGCGGCATATAATTGGGGGCCAAATCGAGTAAGTGATAAAGGGCTTGCAAGAGCACCGCGGGAAACCCGTGATTACTTGCAAAAGATTATGCCTGGATTACCGATGTTCTACCCTCAGGGTGATGGATCAGATTCTGGCTATTCACGAGCATCAAAAGACAACACCTCTCGGATTTTCAGCGGGCCAGGACGACAGGGGGATTCATCTGGAGCAAATCAAGATTTGTTGTCAGCCATAACATCGTTAAATAAAACCATGCAAGACAGCAAGATGCAGATTGAGTTAACGCTAGTTGATAGTAAGACGGGCGAGCGGCGTACTATCATTGGTAACGATGGGGCTCGGGTATCAACCTCAATGAACTTCCAGTAGCATTGTGCTAGCATTGACACTGAACTGATTCATTACGTCATATGGATGGTACGAAATGAGCTTGTGGAATGCAATTTTATTAGGTTCGGTGTTTTTCCTGTTTTCTGTTTTTTATTCTTTTAAGAAAGAGCCGTCAGTGCTCAGATCTCTCATGAGGTTTATTGCGGTAGCGGCAATAGTGGTTGCATCATATTATGGGTATGTGTTTAAAGGAATGATAGACCAATCAAGAAACTGTAATGATAAAACAGAGTCTTTCTACGAGAGTCATGGGGAACTCTGTTATAGTGTTGTAAATATAAAGGAGATTGCAAATAAAAACGCCAATTTAGAAGTTAATAAATTCATCATTATTAATGATAAAGTGGCTGTTATTAACACCCCGTTAAATGAGCAGTACGAAATAAAATATGTTGATGGTGTAGGGTTGAAAACTAGATTGCTAAATTGATATTTATATCTGTGAGTTATTATTTTAAATCTAGTGTTGTATGCCCACCTTTAAGTGGGCTTTATTTTTTCAGGATGTCACTTCCTAACCTAGTCATTGCGATTAGATGTATCAATCGCATTGTTGCCTGAGGTGATTAAGTTAATCAATGTGTCTATTTTATTCTCCAGTGCGTTGATTTTATTGTTTAAGTTTTTGTTTTTTGTTATTTCGTTTTTCTCATTGAGTGCTTCAATTGCGATCGCCCTAGAGTTTGGTCTAGACCTACCAACTGGCACAAAAAATTGAGCATGAATAGCTACGCCAGCGATATAGAAATCGCTTGGCTTTATCGTTGGATACTCAGGATTAAGCGGTTTTAAGTATGTTATTCCCTGATCAGTTATTAGTTGTTTGAATGTGGTTTCTCCTGTGTCATTCAAATGGCAAAGAATAAAAGAACCACTAGTCGCATGTATTTTTGGGTCAAAGGTGACTATGATCCCATCAGGAAAACTGATGCCATCAGTTGCCATCATCGAATCGCCATCAATTTTTAAGGCAAATAGTTCCTCCCCGGTAGTGGTTGGAGCTGGGATAAAGTCAAGGATTGAGACTTCTGATGCTTCACCGAGACTAAACCTAATGGCTTGAGAGTGAGAAAGTAGGGGGATCTCTCTAACCGTTACCGTTCGCTTTATGTTGCTAACGTCGGGCCCTACACCATTACCAGAACTAAGCCATTCAACAGATGTACCGAGAGTGGCAGCAAGGTTTTTTAAAACCCCTTCACGCGGTTTCGAGTTTCCTGCTTCATAAGCAGCTATTTGACGCCTTACCACACCGACAGCCTCAGCGAGCTGGGATTGAGTCAACCCCAGCGAGGTTCTGGCTACGGCTACTCTTTTGTAGAATGAGTCATCAATATTCATATGTGCACCATAAAAAATCACATTGACACATCGATATGTGCGTAATATAGTCAAATCTAACTTGTGATGTTGTGATATGCAAAAATACATGAGGTGCATAATGGAGCAAAAGGCAGTTAACAGCAAGCTGATGTCGTATCGCATGCGTCCTGAAATTCGTGAATTCGTGGATCGTAACGCGGCGAAGACATACCGATCAGCACAGGGAATGATGGACTACTTGATGAATCGTTTGATGGAAATGGAGAGGAAGGGTGAAATTACAATTGAATAACGGCGAAACCCGGCTGTGCGCGAACACTAACCGGGTCTCTATGTCAGTAACTTTGCGAGAAACCAACATGAACATTGTAGCGAAGACCGATCTTAATTTCCATGGTGTGATTTTGTCTCCGGTAACCGAAGTGCCAGGCATATGGTTAACGGCATCCCAAATCGGCTACGCGCTGCAGTATGCCGACGATAAGGCGGTACAACGCATTTACTCGCGACACGCTGATGAATTTACAGACAACATGACAGGGGTGGTCAATTTGACCACCCCAAGTGGAACGCAGGCGACACGGATTTTCTCACTGCGCGGAGCTCATCTGATAGCTATGTTCGCCCGCACTCCTGTAGCTAAAGAGTTCCGTCGTTGGGTTCTGGATATATTGGATAGAGAGGCGGCCCGAATGCCGGAGAACTCACCTCTTCACCGATATTTCGTGAAAGTCATCATCAGAGATAACGTGTTTGGTGCTGATGTTGAGCTTCTGGGAAAGGCTGATACGTTCAAGGCGATCGCGCGTGGACTTGCCACAGACTTGGGTTTTGAGCCAACAGGTTTTATAAGTCGCAGACCAGCGACGGAGAAAATGATGCGGAAGCATTAGGGATTTTGCCCCTGACATTGGGCAAATAAAAACCGCCAGTGTAGGGCTGGCGGCTTATGTCACTACTGATTGGAGATTTGAATGCAACAATCAACAGCTGTAAATGTAGCAAAGACAGCGCACATTGTCGATCCTGATATTCTGCCAGTTATGGAGTGGGGTGGAACAAGAGTCGTCACCACCGAAACTTTGGCTAAGGGTTATGGGTGCCAAGAAAAAAGTATCCGCATGAATCTAGCTAACAATAAGGGGCGGTTCGTGGAGGGAATGCACCTATTCACGTTATCAGGCAACGAGTTACGCGAATTTAAGAACAGAGCCAATGATAGTGGCTCTGTTGGTAAGAATGCCCGTTCGCTTACTCTTTGGACTGAAAAGGGTGCTGCCCGTATGTCCAAGATCGTTGATACCGATGAAGCATGGTCATTCTTCGAGAAACTGGAAGATTCATACTTCAGACCTCGCGAATCCGTTGGCTTGCCATTGGACTACGAGCACGCACTTGAAAACCTGCTGGCAAAGGTTAAAGAAAATCGCATAGTTACGGAACAACGCGATCGTGCAATTAAGGAGCGGCGCTGGATTGGCGAGAAACGCGAGGCCACGGCGATGGCAACTGCATCGGTAGCCGTGCGGGAGAAGAACAGACTTGCTGAGCGTCTTGGAGAAGGAAAGAATTACGCTGCCATTATCCCGGTGGAGAAGAAAACCGGTGAAAAGTTTAAATGGCAGCCGCTTCGCAAGTGGTGCAGAGAAAACGACGCAGTGCCACATAGCGTCGAAGACCCCCGGTTTGGCACAGTAAAATCGTGGCCACGGGAAGCGTGGATGGCGGTATATGGAGTAGACCTCCGCAAGCTGTTTTAACAGTCAGAATTGATTACACCTATCCAACCCGCTTAATTGCGGGTTTTTTGTTTCTGGAGAAAAGATGGCTCTAATCAATGACGCACTATCTTCCCTGTTGGGGAGTGGAGAGAGCTGGGACTGGTTCGAGCATATTCACCCGGCATCATTTCGTGGCATTCCCTTTGCGGTAGTCAGTGCCGAAGGCGTATTTGGTCGGCGCCAGGCCGTGCATGAATACCCTTATCGCAACACCGCCTGGGTTGAAGACTTGGGGCGTGGTACGCGCAAATTAACGATCAGGGGTTTCATCGTCCATAACAGCCTGGCGTATGACGCACCTGACGTGATAACGCAGCGTGATTCGCTGGTGGCTGCGTGCGAGACGGAAGGGCCGGGTACGTTGATACATCCGACGCTTGGGGAGCTTACCGTAAGTGTGCCGGATGGCGGTTTGCGGGTACTTGAGAGCGTGGATAACGGCCGTTCCTTCGAGTTTACCCTGACGGTCATTGAGTCCGGTTTAAAGGTGTTTGCGATTACCGGCAGCACTCAGGCGGCATCACTGGTTCAGGCAAACTGGTTACGAACCGGCCTGATGGCGGCCACAAAATTTATTGCCACGGTTAAAGGTGAGATCCGCAGTGTAACTCAGACCATCAAGACGTTGCGCAATACCGCTGCGTTTTGGGGAAACATGGTGAAAAGCACCGCAAATGAGGTCACTAATCTCAGTAATGTCCTGAAATCGACCTTCGGTAGCGCCCGGTATGGGCGATACAACAAAGGCACCGTAGGGGGAGGAGTTTCGGGATCAACCGGTGCAGTAAATCGAACAGCAGATACCGACAATTACGCCGGATTGGTTAACCAAAAAATGGCGCAAGCGGTAACAGGACGCGCCGAATTGTTGGCGCTCACGGCCACATTTGAGGGGGTAGCCTCCGTCGATGCCTTCCCCGTTGATGCCAGGGCCATCATTGATGCGGTCATTTCGTTCAGCGGCAGTGTAGAAGAAAAAATCCGCATGCTGGAAACGTTGGCCTCGTATCGAAACACCACGTTTTACGCCACCTCGGGTGAAAATTCGGTAGCCAATGGCGCCACTATCTTGCTCTGCGTACTGTCCGCCGGCGCACTGGCAGCGACCGCCGCCAATTATGAGCCATCAAGCTATGACGATGCCATTTTGATGCTTAATCGCGTCTGCGACACGCTGGATGAGGTGCTGCTGATGGCGGCGGATGCCGGGGACGACGACGATTATCTGAACCTGTTGCAAACCCGCGATGCGCTGGTCAACGCCTACAGCCAGAAAGGCGCCGTTCTTAGTTCACTGACCCAGGTTGTTATGCCCACATCGTTACCGGCGTTGGTGCTGGCCAACCGCATGTATCAGGACGGTGCTCGGGGTGATGAACTGGTTCAGTCTGTCGGGCCGCGCCATCCGGCATTCATGCCCACCAAATTTAAAGCGCTGAGAAAATGAAAGATGAACTGATTTTGACGGCCGGCGGTAAGCGAATTTCCGGCTGGGATTCTGTTCGCGTTACGCGAGGCATTGAGCGCTTGCCATCGGATTTCGACTTGTCGTTGATGGACTACTACCCCGGTAACGAAGAAAAGCAGCTGGTGCTGCCCGGAGACAGCTGCACGGTGCATCTAGGGGATGATCTGGTCATGACCGGCTATGTCGATCGCTGGAATCCGGTGATTGGCAAAGAGCGCCATGAAGTTCGCGCTACGGGAAGGAGTAAATGCCAGGACCTGGTGGATTGTTCAGCTGAATGGCCTAACAACGTGATCAGCCAGGCTAATGCCCTGCAGATAGCGCAAAAGCTGGCGGCACCATACGGCATCACCGTCAGTAGCGACGTGAATAATATGACGACGGTTCCCCAATTTACCCTGAACTGGGGGGAGTCTTCGCAAGAAGTGATCGACCGGATCACCCGTTGGGCCGCACTGCTATATTACGACAAGCCCGATGGAAGTCTTTTCCTTACCCGCGTCGGAATCGCCAAGGCGGCCAGCGGCGTGGCGCAAGGGGAAAATATTGAGACGGCATCTTTCATGTCATCGATGGACGAACGTTTTTCCGATTATGTCGGGGTATCAATGTCGATGACGCCGGCGATGGAGTTGTCCCCGGATAGCGGCTATTCCGCCGTTACTCTGGCGCGCGCCCAGGATCCGGAAGTCGCCAAAATGCGCTACCGCAATCGGATTGTCATCGTTGAGAGCACGATGAACTCTCATGGACAGGCGCAAAACTGCATCGACTGGGAGATGAACCGGAGATATGGCCGTTCACGACGCCTGCAGGTGGAGATCGATAGCTGGCGAGACAAGGCCGGGAAACTGTGGGAGCCGAATACGCTGATCCCCATCAATATTCCTGTTTTTGGGCTCAATAACGTGCAGTGGCTTCTGGCGGAGGTCACCTTTACCCGTGACGAGCGAGGCACGCGGGCCAATCTCATCATGATGCCGAAAGAAGCATTTGCCGTTCAACCCTATCAATTCTATAGCCAGGTGCAGGAGCTAAATCGATGAATGACGGCATGTTGAGGCAGCTTGGGCGCCGGGTGGCCATGATGATCGGCCTGGGCAAGATCACCGGGTACGGCGATGCCGGCGGAATTCAAAAACTACAGTATCAGACGCCACTGGAGGTGAGGGGTGACACCCCGCGAATGGCGGAGTTTGGATTTTCTTCCGGTCTCCCGGTGGGTACGGATGTGGTGCTGGCGTATCTGGGGGGTGATCGTTCCAGCGCCGTGATCGTGGCCAGCAACAATCAACAATACCGGCAATCGGGTTTAAAAAGCGGCGAAACGCTGATTTATAACCAGTGGGGAATGTTTGTAAAACTCACAGAAAACGGCATTGAGATAGAAGCGAAAGGGAAGCCGGTAACAGTGACCAATGCGACCACCGTTACCGTCACGGCCACTGAAAAAATCAGACTTGAAACGCCGCGTTTGGAAGTGACCGGCGACGTGATCGACAACTGCGACAGCAATGGCGCCACGCTAAAAGCATTACGCGATACCTATAACGATCACAGCCATAACGTGAAAAATGTCCAGAGCGGCAACGATGAGAAGACCAGCGAGAAACCGGGGGAGATCGTCGAATGAGTGATATCAGCTCTTACTGGGATATTGAACGGCTAGTAGCTGAGTGGCGTGAGGGAAACGGCGATCTGATCAATGGCGATGACCTGCAGACCGCGATGATTATCAGTCTGTTCACCGACCGTGTCGCCCGTGATGACGATGATATAGACGGAGACGACCGACGCGGTTGGTGGGGGGATATGGGGGAGGATCATAACATCGGCTCCCGCCTTTGGTTGTTGCGCCGTCAGAAATTGACCCAGGCAGTTGCTCAAAAAGCGGAAGACTATGCCCGCGAGGCATTGCAGTGGCTGATCTCTGATGGTGTGGTGTCGTCGTTCACAATAGCAACCCAGATCGTTTATCCACGCCGGCTAAATATGGTCATTCGTTATCTGCGTCCGGGTAACGGTGACCGCACGGACATGCGATTTTTTTGGGTTTGGGAGCAATAAACTATGCCTTTCAATCGACCGACACTCACCGAATTGCGTGAGAAGAGTCGCACACAGCTTCAGGCTGAACTGAGAAAGACCGGTGCGCTGTTGCGCTATTCCAACATGCGTGTTTTGGCAGATGCCGACGCCGGCCTGGCCCATTTACATTACGGGTACCTGGATTATATCGCGCTGCAGTCCACCCCTTTTAATGCCACTGATGAATGGCTATCGGGATGGGCTGGCCTTAAAAGTGTTTACCAAAACCCGGCCAATCCGGCATCCACACCGTCTTATGAATTTAGCGGAACTGTGGGGACTCCCGTCAACAAAGGCGCTGTGTTGCGCCGTGGTGATGGTTATCTCTACCGGCTTGAAGAGAGCGTAACGATCGGGGCAACCGGGAAAGGTGTTGGCAAGCTTACCGCAATATTGCCCGACATCATTGACGACCCTACTGGGGGCGGTATTGAAGGTAATGCGGATGCCGGGACGACCCTGACACTGGATGTTTCACTACCTGGCATTGATGCCAGCGGCGTAATGCTCGAGCCCGCAACCGGCGGAGCAGATATCGAGACCCAGGAAAGTTTCCGCGCCCGTATGCTGCTGGCCTATCAAAATCCGCCCCAGGGCGGCAGCGATACCGATTACGAGCAGTGGGCGCTGGCGGTGCCTGGCGTTACACGTTGCTGGCCCAAACGGCGCCTGATGGGGGCCGGTACGGTTGGGGTGTACATCATGTGCGACGGCAACGACGAAACCAATCACGGTTTCCCGGTAGGGACTGACGGTATTTCTCAGTTGGATGACTGGGGCGCACAGAAGGCTACCGGAGATCAGGGGCGTGTGGCTGATTACATCTACCCACGCGCGCCAGTCACTGCGCTTGTTTACGTTTGTTCGCCAGTGGCCAAGACGGTGGATTTTGAGATCAGCGGCATTTCACATGTTGGCAGCGACATTACCACGGCCATTGCGGCGGCTATCGACAATGTCTTTTTCGAAGGTGGAACGCCGGTCGGCAATGGCAAGATCTTCCTCTCTGACCTGAACAGGGCAATCGGAGACATTGATGGCACAGCAGGCTTTATCCTTATTTCCCCAACAACGAATATCGATCTGGGGGTAGGGGAACTGCCGGTGCGTGGCGAGGTGAACTACACATGAGCCAGTTTACCGTAAAGGAGTATTCGCGCGCGCTACAGGCGTTGATCCCAACCGGGTTAGCGTGGCCGCGCGACCCTGGCGGGGTTCAGGGGGCAGTTATTCGGGCTCTGGCTACAGGGTTTCAGCGTAGCGATAACGATGCGATAGCGTTGCTTGTGGGCGCTTTCCCTGAAACCGCAACCATCATGCTGACTGAGTGGGAAAAAACTCTCGGCTTGCCGGATGACTGTTCGATCGGTGAGGTTGACACGATAGCGAAACGCCAGGCGGCCGTGGTATCAAAATTTATCAGTACCGGAGGCCAGTCACGCACCTATTTTATCGGTATCGCCAGAGCGCTCGGTTACAACATCACCATCAAGGAATACCGCCAGGCGCGCGCCGGGCTGTCTGTGTGTGGCGATGGGTTAAATGGCGACGACTGGCCTTTTGTGTGGCTGGTGGAGGCAGAGGAAACAACCATTTCCTATGCCCGAGCCGGGATGAGTTACTGCGGAGATCCGCTGCGTTCATGGGGGAATAAGCAGCTTGAGTGTCGAATGAACGCGCTCGCACCTTCGCATACGATCGTTAAATTTGGCTATATCAATTTTGGATTTAACGACGAGGGCGTTTACGACGTTACCCCAGAATTTGCCGATATGTTCGACACTGCATCGGGCTATCTCTAAACAAATCTATATCAAATTTCAGGAGTTATCATGAGAAAGGTAGGAAGCACAACTGATACAGCAGATGCAAACGGCGAATATACGAATGGTAATGTGGCGCAGGGCATCCCGCCGACCATTATCAATGCGGAGATGTTGAACACGTTCCAGCGCGAGTTAGTTGGTGTTGTCGAGGGTGCTGGTTTAGAACTAGATCCTACAGATGATCATCAAGTATATAAATCCATTCAAACTATTATTGCCGATGGGTTTAATTCGTTACTACAGCCCAGAGGTTACCAAGAATTACCCTCTGGACTAATAATTCAATGGGGTACGGAATATACTGACAATACATCTGTTAATATAAATTTCCCCAAGGAGTATAATAGTGCTGTGTTCTATGTTTCTGCAGTAAAAATCACTGCAGGTGATGGAAGGTTTTCTACGGTTGGTGAGGTGAATAAAATCGGTTTTAATGCCTACGGTAGGCTTGGGGTTGATGCTGCAGTTTTGAACAACTTTATGTGGTTGTCAGTTGGTTTTTAGTTAAGAAACGGGGGCTCAGAACCCCCTGCTTTGAAAATAAACTCTCAACTTGGAATTAGTTTATCCCTCATGGATAAAACTGACTTTTCGAAAAATGAGTAGACCAACCAGGCACTTAACAAAGTAATGAAAATGAAAAGGAACCATTGCATTAAACATTCGAGAAAAGTTGTAGGGGGTAGGAAAAAATAACGTATTGATACTAATGCTGGAAGGTTTGTCAAATAAGCTGCGTATGACCATCGTGCGATTTTTGAGAATGGATAGTTAATTATTGGACTTGCGCTAATTCTATATCCGGCGCAAATTAAGCAAGCAAATCCTACATTTGCAACCGGGAATAAAAGTACTTTTAAAATTTTACTTTCATCCATGAATGAGTCGGGTTTGGACGCAATGTAAATGCATAAAGGTATTAGTAGAACTCCAGTCTTAACTATACGCGTGGAACCGATTTTATTATAAGCAATGACTGCTATGACACCAATCATTATGGAGTCTATTCTACAGAGTGCAGTTGACCTGATTTCGTTGAAAGTCATGTCGGTATATAGAGATGCATGAATACGCAGCATGACTGGAATTATGATTAGTAAGGAGATGGTTAATAAAACACTGATTCTTTTATTGTTGGTTATAGCAATAAAAACTGATAGTACGATTGGAGTTATAAAATAAAAAATCTCTTCTACCGCAAGGCTCCATGCCTCACCGAAAAATGATGGGTGAGGAGATAATAAGCTTTGAGTAAATGTAAGAAACTTTACTAGATTAGGGAATGGTTCCTGCCTAACACTAGATATTATTAAAATGTTAATAATAATAAAAAGTAAGTAGCTTGGGTATGTACGCATCCATCTTCTACCCCAAAATTCAGGAACCCATGATGCTGGCGACTTAGAAGTTTTTATTTTATCTAAAATAATCCCCCCGATTAAAAAGCCGGAAAGCACGAAAAAAAACTCAACCCCAAGAAATCCGCCGAATTTTAATATGTTAGCGTTAGGGAATATTGGTGTGATGAAAATTCGACCGTGGGAGAGTAGAACAAGCAATATTGCAGTTGCTCGGCATATATCTAACCATGGGTTAAGTTGTTTCTTCATCTCTTGTTTTTCACCAATATATTTAATTTTATTAGGTATTTTAACATATACACACAAACCAATCACCTACCCACTGCAATATTGGAGAGTAATCCATGTCATCTGAAGGATTGCCAGTCGATGGCGCCGTCGGCACAGGTGTTATGCCCGGGGTTACAGCGTGAACTGACCGACAGAAGCACAGCCTTTCAGTGGGCATCCTCCCGCTAAATGTTAACGGTAAAATTACCATCAGGAAATTTTATGGCCCAAAGATACAACACCGGAAACCCACGTCCTTCTAACAGCATGAAGGACTTAAACGATAACGCCCTTGCTTATGATGACTTCCTTAACGGCGAACAAGATGAGGCTTACGATCGGTTTCAAAAACCATTCCCGACAGTGCGCCGGCAGGTTGCCGATCGCATAGATGAAATAACTGGTGCGCAAAAGAGCATTGAGCAGTATACGGATGAGGCTAAGCAGGCAGCAGACAACGCCCAGAACGTCGCAGACGCCAATACCTACTACACCACACCGTCAGACCCCGACGGGACGATTGCTGGGATTGCCGGGACTCCGCTTGGGAAGAGCTTCCGTGTTGGGCTTGGGGACGGGAAAGGGTTTAAATATTACATTAACAATAATGGCTTGCCACTTTTAATTTCAGAAACACCGGGCGTAAATTCTCAAGAAAAACTATCGGATGAGTTATTCGAAGCAATACAAAACTATCCAGATAGTGCATTGTCTATGCAGGACATTGCTACTGTTGTTGAGTATGATGACGGCGTTGTAGCGCCGTTCATGAGCAAGTCCGGCAGGGTGGGTAGTGTAGATGAATTTGGCGAATGGCAAGATGCCGCGTTTGACAACTCGCTGGTAGCCAAATTTTCTTATAAAGCTCAGGACTTGGTTTTATCAGATGGATCGATCTGCCGTGAGGTAATTCTTGATGCTGATAAGCGCATAATTGAGGCATGGACATATGATGGCGGATACTACCTGGCATCTGAGTCTGGACTCAAAAGGGTGTCAGGTGGTGAGCCAGAAAATAAAGAATCAGCGATTGTCTATGCATCGGCCGTAGCCACAATTGCGGGCGGGGTTGGTACAAGAGTTTCGGTAAACATCGATGATAACGTCTGCTTTATCTTCGTAACGTGGGGTCAATCACTTGCTCAGGGTTACAACGGTGATGCTTCTGACACCCTGACGGCTGTAATTCCACTTTATCCAGATAACTGCCTGATGTTTGCAGGAACCAGACCAAATAGGGGTGTTACTGAGATCACATCGCTTACACCCTTGAAAGAAGCTATCAGCGCCGGAGGTTTGAAAGAAACGGCGGCCAGCAGCCTGGCGTCTCACACGTTCCAGATGGTTCAGACAATCACTGGTCACTCCATCAGAACGTTGTCATTCGTTGCGGCAGAGGGAGGTAAAGCATTTCAAGATCTGACAAAAGGTACGCCGGCATGGCAAGCCATGATTCAGGGGGTTGTTGACGCCAAAAACATCTGCATTAAAAATGGGTGGAAGCCTGTGGTCGCGTGTCTTGATGTTATGGCTGGCGAGACAGATTCAGAGAATATACCTGCGATGACTACTGAGCGATACAAACGCCAGCTTCAGCAGTTAGATGCTGACTTTAACTCAGAAGTAAAGCGCATTACAAAACAGAGCGGCAACGTGCGGATTATCGTTTGCCAAAGCGCATTTACACCAAACTCTCGTGGGCTATGGGATCAGCCAGTACGACAGGCTCAATATGACCTTGACGGGGTTGGTAATATTCGTTTGGCAGGACCTGTTTACCCATTCCCATATGCTGATGTAATTCATATCAACAGCCTGGGACAGAACCGGCGGGGACAAATGGTTTCGCGCGCTTTGATGTGGGAATTCTTCGGAACTGGATGGAGGACGATAAAGCTTGTCAATTATATCTGGAGGACGCCGACGCTATTAAGTTTGGTTTTTGATGTGCCGACTCCGCCGTTAGTTATCGACTCCACTGGAGATACAATTACAGTATCCGGCCTCGGTAATGGCATGGGTTTTGTATTAGATGACAGAAGTTCGACACCTATCGTTATTTCGAGTGTCACCCTGGCAAGTAACTCCGTGATTGATATTGCTCTATCAGTCGCTCCTCTTAATCCATCGGCGGTTCGCATTGGCTATGGGATTAAAAGAAACGACGGGAATACAACTCAGGATGGCCCTGTCGTTGGCGCGCGTGGCTGCATTAGAGACAGCACAAACCATGTATCCCTTTATGACTCTGCAACTAATCACAACTGGATGCCGGCGTTTATCAAAGAAATTCCATTTTAAAGGGTAACTCAATGATCGTATCAATCAAATCAAGAACGAAAATCGTTAATCCAAGCCTGCCGGTTTTGAACCTGTCACCTGAGGAAGAGTTTATTTTACGCAAAAGGCCGTCCGCGTGGATCTCTACTGCGAATGGTCTGCTGTCAGATGATGGAACAAACGTTAAGCTTATTCTTGATCGGGGCGGGAACCCGAATTGGGCGCCGCTGTTGTCAAATATGCCGCGTAAAGCTGCGTCGAATGGTAAGCCAATCCTGAATTTTGGCGCCCCTGGGCCAACAAACAACGGTGCCGTCATTTCGCAAAATGCCTATGAGGCGTTGCCAGCCAATGGCGTGATGACGGTCGCGGCGCTATACCGCATGCCATCAGGCAATACTGGCGGTAACCTGTTCGGGAATAATGCAGCAGACCCGAACCGTCTGCGCGTCCGCTTTGGGGAAGATAGTTACGTTGGTAACGCGCTTTGGATTAACCACGGCGCCACGTCACCGATCACTGATGCAAACTATCCAATCAACAGCACGCTATCATTCCGCGATAACGTCTGGCACACGGCGTTAATCGAAATTAACCCAGGAATGCACAGATGGGAGCATGACGGCACATTGCTGCAGCAAAAGTCTGTTGGCGCCATTCCGTTCGCCACAACCGATAGTCGGCGGCTTGTCGTTGGGAGCGCGGGAAACCCGATTTCAATCGGATATATCGGCGACCTGGCCGAGCTGTTGGTTATTCCCACGACAGTGGATAGTGTCACCAAGACTGTAATTTACTCATGGCTGAATGCGCGAAAAGCAAGCTTGACGGCGTGATCTGATGCCGGGAGGGAACCCGGCTATTTGTAAAGCGTGGCAAAGTCGAATGCGAGTGCTGCATCAACGGCTTTGCCCTCTGTTTCGAATGGCGTTTCTGATACGAGCGGCCAGCGGCTCTTGTGCCAAACATAAAGCCAGTGCTGCTGCTCTTCGTCTTCGCGGATTGCGAACATCGGCGGGCTGTTTTGCTGTGGTTCTGGATATCGGTCGTTTTCGTTGAGAATGAAGATCTGCCGGCCGGCGAGGGTGATGCTGCCCATTGCTCTGCTCCGCTGGTGGGTGTGCAGTAATGGTAGCTGGTGGTGGGATTGATGGGTAGGGATGGTGTCATATTGGTGACGTCACTATGGTGCCATTAAGGCGCCACTAATATGTCACCACTTGCCGATTCGTGTCACTGTGAATGCAGAACGGCCTTTAATTACAATAGGTTAATCTTTATGTCACTTTCTTCTAAGCCGTAGGTCATAGGTTCGAATCCTATAGGGCGTGCCATTACTCCCTTGATTTTCTTCCCCCTACTTGTTCCCTTGAAAACTCGACTGCGTAACCCGTACTCCCGTTGGCTCGCCGCTGCGCGTCGTGCTATGTTCGTTCGCTAACTTTCAGTCAGTGGCAGAATGAAAAATGCAAAGCTTATTCGTTTACGGCACCCTGGGGCCAGGCAGACCCAACGCACACATAATGGAAGCTATCGGCGGCAGCTGGGAAGAAGGCAGCGTTGGCGGATCGCTGCTTAACGAAGGCTGGGGCGCCGAGATGGGCTACCCGGGCATCGTGTTGGATAACAGCGGCAATCGGGTGAACGGTTTTCTGTTCCGTTCAGCTAATCTCGTCAACCACTGGTCGACTCTCGATGCGTTCGAAGGCGAGGGGTATGAACGGGTAGCGGTCAGCGTCACCACCACCGGCGGCGAAACCGTCGATTCGTTTATCTACATGTTGAAGAAATGA